GTCGGTTACGCTGGATTACTCCAACGGTCCAACATGGAACCCTGACCTATCGCCTTCGTCTTTTACAAACGACGAATGTCAGACGATAGGCTCAGCTCCTAGCAGGCCGTTAGGCCCCCCTCCTAAATTAATTAGGAGAGCTGCGGTACTCATACCGCGGAGTACCACCCGAGTTCGATGTTAACGGCTCGGGGCCGTCCAGCACGCCTCAAGTGATCCTTCGAAAATGTGGGAGAAGTCCCACGCTTAAGAAAGAACTTGAGTAGGGCTCCGCTGTCTTCCAGAATATCTTCCGGGAGACGAGTGGACACCTTGTAACCCTTAACAAGGGGGTTATGTAGGTGCTTGCCAATCTTCTGGGTTTCATACCCCAAAAAAGAATGGCGACCCTGAACAGGAGAGGTTGGCAAGACTACCGGAAAGTATTTTATTACTTTCCGGATCTCGTCATCCAGCCATCGGCACGTTTGCCAGTAACCAGCCTTATACAGTTGGTTACGAAGCGAAATGATGCTGATGACTTCCTGGGCGTGCTTCCGGTGTTCGGGAAAGACACGACGGACTCGGACAATATTTACGTCCTCACCATCGTAGAAATCCCCGCCACAAGACTCTCTGAACTTTCCGGTCCAGAAAGACTTGGAGGTGTTAACCTTCATCCCGAAGGATTCAAGAACACCAACAACGGAGCGTACGAAGTCTACGGGAATGATAATATCATCCCCGAAGACACGCACCTGCCCGCGAAACATTTTTATGTCTCGACGGGTAAGCGGCGAGTTGAGCTGTTGCTCGATTCCCAAGAGGATCATGGACAAAAAGACCATGGCTTCGAGGGGAAAGGTAACAGCTGAACCCATAGACGCGAACTTAGATAGCGTGACCTTTTGGTCATAGCCATCAAGTTGAGCCGTACGTGAACGACTTCCATCAAGTGCCCACCACAGAAAAGGGTACTTGAGGAAGATCGCTTTCACGGTCTCATAAGAAACGCGATCGGAAGCCTCGCTCATATCGAGCGTGGCAAGGTCCCCAGTACGGGAACCTTCGCGAGCCATCTCCTGGTTAGGGAGTTGGTCGTCAAAACCGACCATAGCTGAGAGGTTGTAATCCCCCTCAATCCTATGGCGAAACATCGCCCAGAGCGACTGCTGTGCGTATTGCATAGCAGTCGGTTCTATGGCAATGATTCGAGGCGTTTTTAGCGTCTTAGGGACAGTGATGACCCTTACAGGCATCTCTGTTCCGGGTTCGAGGAAGTCGACGTCGTCCATCTCATCTCGAAATTGCTTCGACATGGATGGCAAGAGAAAGTCTTCCGCAGGGAAGACAGACTCTAGACGCATGGTCCAGGTACGGTTTCGATATTTAGCGTTACCACGCTGCTTATCTGCCGTTGCACCTGGTCCATGTTTCGGAACCAATTTCCGTTCGAAGACATCTCTGTCTACCGATCGGAATACGTCCCGAAACAGGAGATCGCTGACTCGTACGAGATCCGTTATTAGCGGATTCCCGAACAAGTTAGCATCTGATCTCGCGACTTCCTTCTCACACTCAAGGTACCCATCCATCGCTTTCTTCACCCTAGCATCACTGCAAGGGAGAAGAATCTTACCGTACATCAGCGTTAGCTGACGTACTGCAAGAACTGCGTCAATGTTGGGTTCATTGAGCAACTCACCACACTCGCGATCGAACACTTGCTCGAGGAAACCTCCGAGAAATCGGGGGAGACCTGCTTGCCAGCTAAAACCGCTGAACAAGTTGCGAGCTACCCGCCCTTGGTCTAGACTTCTTTCGAAGTCTTTTCCAAAAGAGGGCAAGGTTATCGTTAAAAACGACAACCCTTCGTGTTCGGTACGCAACTTGACTGTTTTCCAGTCAAGGGTGGCGCACGTACAACATCTAGTAGCGGACTCGTCCGCTACCTGTTTCCAGAGCAACATCAGGCTTTTCAATAGCCCCTCCTAATAGAGGTGTCTATTTCCCTAGCCTGACGATCACTTACAGTTCGTTCCTGGCTGGGACTCTCCCAATTTCTGGAAGACCCCAACCTCCTCTCCTACCAGCATTCTTGCGGCAGGAGGGAAGCGAACTATCCTGCGAAGCTCGCAGGACGCCTGCGGATCTTTTTGTACGTGGAGAACGAATGAGACAACAGGGCTGTGCCTTATTAGGCAACAACCCACACCCACGACGAACTCCTCTATTGGACACAGACGAAGTCTGGGACCAACTACTACATGTCCGGTTGGACATATAGTAACGAGGAATTTGTTGCGGGGACGGATCTTCCTTGTAGCACCATACTTGGCGCTCCAAGTGGAACCGGATGATGTTCTCATTGCTTTTGAGAGCGGACTGGAGTCTTGCGACTTCCAACCCGTTATCTCGAAGCAGTTCAACACAGTACACCCGCATTCCTGTCGAACCAGCAACGAATCCCAGAACAAACACAAAGCAACACGCTAGTGCTTGCCTGAGGATGCGCAGCTTGAAGTCCGTCAGGACTCACCGCCAAGCAACTTGACGATGAGGGCGTCGGTGCTCCCCGTGAACAGGGTCTTGAAACCCGTGTACACAGCGAGAGCATCCGTATTCGTGTATCCGGCCGGAGGCACGTCGAAAACGATGTAGTTTGACATCGAGACCTTCGTGTTTTGGGCCGGGATAAACGGATCGGCTGTGAGCTTCGCGTGATCGAGCCGGAGGACATGTCGGGTACGCCTACCGAAGGTATGCGTAGCCGACAGGGTCACCAGTCCGTCACTGCTCGTGTACTCGCTCATGTGCTGGCCAGAGTTAACTCTGGGCAGCGCAATTGCGTTACCTGAGATAGTGATTGACTGCGGATCGGTAAATGCCATCAGGCATTGCTCCTATCTACCCTATACGGAATCATTCCGTAAGGGTGCGGTGGTTTAACGAACAGTGTAACAACTGTTCTAACGACCTCGGCTTATGCCGAGAGCCGCCAGAATCGAGAGCTGGAACGCTGACAAGGCGTCCCAGGTAATCCCGAAACCATAGGGGTTTGCACCAGTACGCTTCTTCACCATAGTGGTGAAAGAAGTAACTGGGACTGGAGGATTAAAGGAGGGAAACCCTATTGCTGGGGTTTTCCACTTATGGTCTTCCAGGGTATAGGTATCAGTAACGATGGATGATTCCATCATATACCCATACCGCATAACCAGACCTGAACTGATAAAGTTACTGACGTTGTTTAAAACATCGCCAGTATTGGTAAACCAATCCACGGCCCAGCTCCAAGGTGCTATGTTCCAGAGAACATCTGGCGTCAGTCGTGTGCCGAGTCTATCGGCAATCAGGGCATACCTATCAAGCGCATTCCGGGAGTCGTATCCGGAAGGCAGATAATAGGTAAATGCACCTGAAAACCACTGACGTTTGGACACCTCACGTGTCCTAACAAGCAACCCCGGCGCCGCATCGAAAAACTGATTCCCAATACCGAATGGATATCCGGTACCAAGAACAGTCCTCGA